ACCGACAGGCGCGATCCGCCGAGCATCAGGCCGGGCTGCATGTCGCGGGTGCCGATGAAGCGCGCGCGGAATTGCACCAGGGGCGGCGCGCCGTTGAGCGCCGGCGGGCCGCCGGATGCAAGCGGCACCCAATCGCCGCCCGGCGCCTTGATCTCATAGACGAGTTCGGTCGATTCCGGCGCGATCGTGCCGGCCAGGATATCGATCGCCCGCATGCCGCCGTCGAGGTTGATGGGTTTCAGTTCGATTGCGACCTGCGGCGCGTTGAACCGCGCACCCCAAAGCTCGATCATCAGGTCCTTGGTGAGATCGCCGTAATAATAGGCGCCGTCGGTCGAGTAGAAGAAGGTGCCGTCGGTGTAGCTCTGCCCATAGGCCATGCCGACACGATGTGCGGCATTCGAGGTGAGCACCAGCGCATAGCGCCCGCCGGCGCGCAGGAAAGCAGGCATCACCTGCACCCGGTTCCAGGCATTCTGAAACAGCGCCGTATGCGGGACCGAAATGTGCAGAATCGCCTTCGACAGATCGGGGACGCCGTTTGCTGTTTCACACAGGGTCAGATGGACGGCTTCGTCGGCGCCCTTGGCGGTGAGGTAAAAGCCGAGCTTGGTCAGCCACATGTCGTTCGAGACCAGGAAGGACTGCGCGACCTGGGCACCGACGATCTGGTGCTCGATGACGATATGGTCCCAATAGGTCTCGTCCCAGGCGTCGATGAACATCTCGACCAGGCGGGTTTTCTTGTGCTTGCGCACCTTGTCGGGGTCGAGCACGAGGAAGCTTTCGCCGTCCTTCTTGAAGATTCGGGTCGCCGGGTCGTATTCGCCCGAAAGCCACCATTGCTTGCCGCTCGAAACCTTGAATTGCGCGCCATAGCGGATGCGCTGGCGCGACATCGTGCGCTGGACGATATCGTGGGTCTGGAAACCGTACTGGGCGATGCCGAGATCGGAATGCATGGGACCTACCTGCAACTTCAGCACGTCCGTATAGGCCGGTAGCAGGAGCCCATTGCTCAATCGCGCGTTGGGATCGTTTGACGAGAACACATCCATCTCGGCCGCGCTTTCGTTCGCCGGGGCAAAGCGCAGGCCTTCCTCGATCCGGGCGTCGTAGCCGAGACTCTGCGTGTTCTGCGCGTCGCTCTCCTCGTCATCGAGAAATCGGTCGGCGCCATAGGCAGAGGCATCGTCCGGAAGCTCCAGCCGCTCCTTCATGCGGGCGATGTCGACATAAAGGCTCGCAATCTCGGTCATCTCGCCCTTCTGGCGGATCTGATTGGCGAGAGCGGCAAGATCGGACGCAAGAGAGGCGACCCGCGGCTCGATCTGGCGGCGGAATTCCTCCAAGGTATCAGTGCGCTGGTCGAGGGCTTCGGTGGAGGCGACCGCGTTGTCAGTCAGCATGGTCACCGAGAGAACCTGCGTCGGATCGAGCAGGACATGCGCCACGGCGACATGCGCGACGGGAATCGCGGGCGGCTGCGGGTCGGGGCTTTCGCTGCCCGCCGTGAAGGCGAGCACCGCATCGCGCGCGCGGGTCAGCGCCACGCTGTCGGGTTCGGTCTGATTGGTTTCGACGTTGACGAGGAAGTCGCGCTCAGTGACGTCGGTATCGTTTTCCTGACCGAACACCGACACCGCGACAATGCGCTTCGAGGCTGCGGCAAGATACGGCACCATGCTTTGGGTGAGGCTCGAACCGCGCGCGAAGACGGCACCACCCGCCTGATAGAATCGTCCCGGAGCTACCGCGATTTCGGCCTGCGCGCTCTTGGTCACGTTAAAGCCGGCATAGCGATGGCTTTTGGTGACCGCGTCATCGACGATGTGCTCGAACGACGCGCGCGCGAAGGATTGCAGATTGTTGTGATCGGACGCGGTCTGTTCCTGATAGTCACGAAAGATGACCTGCTTTTCCACGGCCTCTTACCTTTGGCTTGGGCGGCCGACGACGAAACCGTCGATACCGGCCAGGAAAATCGTTCCCGCGATGATCTGCGCCCGCGGCGCGTAGCGGATCATGAGGCGATCAGAGGCGCGCTTGGCTGCGATCAGCGCGCGCCGCGCATTGAGGGTTCGGTTGCGATCATGCGGCAGCCAGAATTTTGAGCGCCGCAACAGGATGCCTTCGCCGGCGGCAAACCTTTTGCGGGTTGCCGGCATCGAAAGCTGGACATGAGCGGTATGCGCTGGAAAGCCATAGCGCCCGATGCCCATGAACTGGATCGCTGGCCGTCTGACGATGCGGCTGCCGTCAGCAATGGCAAAGCGCCAATAGATGCGAAGCGGCGCCGACGATGGGCGAAAATATCCGCCACGGACATAATGGCCGGAGAACACCCCGGCATCTCTGAGCCCCCCGATCTTGATCCGCTCCGGCTCCGAAGTGACCGCCTCGAGATGCGGTCCGACCGGCGCCCGCCAATGATCGCGCGTCTTTGGCGCAATCGTCACGATCCGCCGCCACGCCTCCGACGGCTGAAAGAAGCGGGCATTGAGGGCGGAGCGCACGAATACCCGCCGGCCGCCTTGCGCCTTGATGTGAAGGCGAAACCAGCTGCCGTAATCGCTTACCCGAGTGTCGGTCTCCGTGCCGCCAACCACCCAGCGCGCCCGACGTTGCAAGCGCTTGAACGCGGTCGATGGCACCGGGAAAGCCGCTGGAAAGAAGCTCGCGAAATGATAGCCGCCGGCATGCAGCGCGAGTCCGCGATGGCCGCGCTCGCGCATCCGCCAGGTGCGCACCTGCGGCAGCCCGGACAGCCAGGCCTCGCGCTGCGCGCGCGTGAGGCGGGGTCCGGAATAGACGACCTGGGGCGGTGCGATCACCGACAGCGGGCGCGCATCGACATAGGGCAGATAAGAGTGGATCGCGGCGAGCGTGCCCTTTTCCCGGTGCATGCGCACCGCGTTGGCAATGATGCTGCGCTTGCGCGTCAGGCTCCAATCCTCCGACCACAGATCGACTGAAAAGGCATGGGCCAGCACCGGCAGGAAGGCTGGCGGACAGGCCCAAGGATCCCAGACCTCGCGCGTCGGTGCGTTGATCGCCTCGAGCTGCGTCGACAGCGCGGCAAGCGCCTTGTTGAGGGGCGTCTCCGAGGCCGGAAGAATGTGATCGTGATAGGGGATCATGGTTCGACCTCGACCGCGATCGTGATCTCGCTGCAGAACGCGGCCTGAGACGGCCCGATGGCGATGTCACCCGTGGGTGCCGTGCGCCGCACCCGCAGCACGTTGCCGATATAGGCCGCGCCTTCGATGGCGTTGGCATAAACGGTCGCTCCGATGGCATAGCGCGCCTCGGAGGCCTTGCGCACCTGCTCCTCCGCCGCCGCTGCGATCACAGCCGGCGCAGGCCCACGCGGCAAGGTGATCGTCAGCGCAATTTCGTAGGGGATGATGTCCGCCGGCGCCACGCTGACAATATCCGTCAGCGGCTTCACGTTTGGCGCATGCAGCGCCTCCCGCACGCGATCGCAGACCTCGTCCGCCGCAGGTGCCCCATCAGGCCCGAGCAAATACACCGCAGCGCGCCCGGGAACGCCATGCACTCCCGGCCCGAGCACCGCAATGTCCCGCGCCTGCGGCCAGGCTTTAGCCGCATGATAGACGTAAGAATCCGGCGATCCGGCCGCCGGGACTGCGAATGAAGTGAGGTAGCGAAGAAGGAGAGATGAATCGCTTTCCAGCACCGCCGGTGCGTCGAGCGTTGCCGGTTCGATCACAAGGCGCTGGACATTCGCTCGGGCGGCGATGGCGTCGAGATCGCTGCCTTGTGCATAGGCCGGAAGCACCGCACGCACCGCGGAATTCACCCGGGCGCGCATCAGGGTTTCGCGATGGGCATGCGCCTCCTGATCGATCTTGATCGGATCGAATTCCAGGCCGCCGACGTCATACGCAAAGCCGGCCTGATCGGCGCGCGCCTGGAAGTCCGCCATGCGCGCCGCAAGGATAGCTTCCTGATCGAGTTCTTCGATGGCGTTGGGCAACGGCAAATGCGCCGGATTGATCGTCGGCGCAATGAAGCGGTTGACGTTGACGACCACGGTCATAGCGGATTCTCGACGGTCACCAGACCGTCCTCGTTGGCAAACAGAACGATGCGCCGCGGCCCATCGACGGTGAAATCGCCGAGATGCGCCCGCGGGCGGTAGACGCCTTGCAGTTCCAGGCGAAGACTCCCGCTGCGCAACTCGTCGGCCTCCGAAAGCACGACAATCCTGGTCAAGGCGAAGCGTGGCTCGAAGGTGATTGCGGCGAACAGCGCGGTGAAGAAATTCAGCAGCGTCTCCGGGACGAGGTTCTCGCCGAGCAGGTTTGGGACCAGCGAGCCGATCCAGCGGCGCATGACCCGCGAACCGAACGGGGTCGAGAAGATTGCTTCCAGACTCAAGATCACATGCCCCCAGCCGACGATCGGACGACCGGTCCAGCGATCGAGCCCGGCGCCGACAGGCTTGGCGGCCATGCCCTATTTTCCCCGCGACGGCCGGCGCGGCGCCGCCTCGGCAAGCTTCTGGGCGCCTGCCTCGCGGATCAGGCCGCGGGCAAGCTCATACTCGGCCTCATCCTCACTCAGGACCAATACTTCGCCTGCGCGCACTTTGCGGCCGGCCACCCATTCACAGAGGCTGGTTGCTTCGTAGGCTTTTTTCGTCATGGGTCTCGTTCCGCGTTCTTATGCGGCTCAACGCACGATCTGTTTGGTTTCGCTTAGCCGAGGGCTAGGCCACCTTGGCTTCAGTCTGTTTGGCGGGGCCGCCCGCGGTCAGGACTTTGGGCTTGATGCTGTCGGCCTCGCCTTCGTCATCAAGGCCAAGACGCGTGGTCTTGACCGAATAAACCGCAGCGCTCTTGACGCCGAGCTTGGTTTGGCCGACCTCGGCCACGATCTTTTCCGCAGTCATCAATAGGCGGGCTTCATTGCCGACCTTGAACTCGAGCTCGCTTTCCTTGAGCGTGACCCGCACCGAGCCGAAGGTGAGGACATGCTCGTTTTCCTTTTCTGACGGCGACTGGTTGCGGTCGCTCCATGTGAGCGGGATCGCCACCGCCTGCCGGAAATCGCCGGTCGGGTTCAGCATGGTCATCTGCTGGCCCTTGCTGGGCGGCGTATGCAGTTTCAAGTCGCCGGCGGCTTGCGCATAGGGCACCCAGGGTCCGATGAACGGCGCGCCGTCATCGCCTTCGCCAAGGCGGATGCGCAGGCGCTGCTTTTTGGCGTCGACCTCTTCGACTGTGCCGTGGCGCATCATGTTGGCGAACCGGCGCTCCAGTTCGGCAATTCGCACCACGAGTTCAGCAAGCTCGCGCATCGCTTAGCCTTAAGGCTCCTGCGGTCCGAGCGCGTCGTTCGCGCTGTCCGCA